GTAGGTGGTTTATATAAGAGAGAGAGGTGGTCAACTTACACTCTCTATGAAAGTAGAAAATAAAAAAACTATATATATATGTTAGAGGACAAAGGACACCTAATTTTTTTTAAGCCACCTGCCACTTTGTGCCACCTTTGCCACCTTTCGATTAACGACCTAATTACAACGACTTAAGGTGGTTCAACGAGCGTGCCACCTTCGTGCCACCTTGATGGCAGATCGGAAAACCATCTTGCACCTTCTCATATTTTTTGCTAGGCAGAAATGCTTTGTTTTACTAAATAAGATATTCGCCACGGTTATTCCATCTAAGAGCGATATAACATGGCCAGCATGCAATGGTATTGATTGGCTCAGGATATTGCAGGAACATACCCTCCTGTCCATTTTAGGGCTATGTGGTGGTGATATGGTGGTTGGTGGTGTGCGTGCGCTGCTTGGCTGGTGTGGCCAGGCGGATAAGCTAATGTGATAGGTGATGTGTGTGGTCTATCTCGTTGATATTGCGTAAAGGTGCGTAGATACAGGGAGATAGAGGGCTAAGTTAATGTAATGGTTGATGTGTGCCAGGATGCCAGACCCACCCCCCCCTATCAAGGGGGTACACCCCAAAGTGCGAGATTGAGGGTGGAGGTGGTTACCCCCATCCATCCACAAAATTCAAAAAATAAGCATTATGTATTACTTTATATTACGCAGCTAACTAGCTATATTCACGGCACAATATGCACTTGCATTACAGGGTGTTATGTTGTATTATCCTTATATGCAACCAATCAACCTACGAATCCACAAGAAGACCTTTCTGGCACTGAAAGCTATTGCTTTGGCTGAGGATAGGACGGTTAGTTATATAATCAGGAGGTTCATTAATGAAGGAATTAACCAGCAAGAACAAGGTTGATCTAAACTGGGGTGTTCGATGAACCTACCCACTACCACGCAGGCACGAGGCTATCGGCTTAACGAGCTGGCCAAGGTGCTTGACCATCCTGATCTGGACGAGGTTAGTTTACTTTGTACCTTGCTGGATACCCCTGACTCTATTTATGTTACCCTTAACCGGATTACTCCCCTGAAGGGTAAGGCGACTTCTTTTAAATCTATTGTTAATCGGAACAACCTATCCAAGCTGAGGGATAACGGATGGCGGTATGAACCTGTTATTGCCCATTCACCGGCCTTATCGAATTTACGGGCCTTTATTTTGGACTGTCAGAATCCTGTTGCTATAATGCAATCGTTACCTTTTACGGAACTGACTTCACCTTTTGACGATACCCTTGGCCGGATGGATGCTATCTGTCATGTATGGGCTGATGCTGATTTTATTGATAAATTGTATGGCATCCCGAAGAACGACCTCACTGTCCATGAGCGCAGCCTCTTAACTGGAGTCGGCCGCAGATACTTTTACGCTAAGATAGGGGCCGATGACGAGGAAGAGACTAAGGACAGGATGAAGGCTGTGGAAGCATTGGGTAAGCTGGACGGTGATTTTGTTGAGCGGAAGGAAGTCCACACAACCAGTGAAGAGCGCACATTAACCCTTGTTATCGGGGAGAGTGGTTTTGTCCCCAAACAGTTACAGGAAATACCGGAGGCTGAGTTAATTGCCGAAGATTAAATTAGATTACGACCCTAGACCATTCCAGGCTACGCTTCATAATGACCCTGCCCGGTTCAGTGTATGGATGCTTCATCGCCGTGCCGGTAAGACCGTTTGTGCTATCATGGAATTAATCTTCCGGGCATGGAATTTAGCGTCTAACCAGCCTGACCTTAAACGGCCACGCCTTGCATATATTGCACCACTAAAGACACAGGCTAAAAGGATAGCTTGGGATTATATACAGGACTTGACCAGTTGCTTCCCTGACCGGATTGTCCGGCAGACTGAGTTAGCTGTTGACTTGCCTAGTCTTAATAATACCCGGATATACCTTATCGGTGCCGACCAGCCTGATAGTCTCCGTGGTATTTACCTTGATGGCGTAGTTTTTGACGAGATTGACCAGGTTAACTTCCGCACCTTTACCGAGATTATACGCCCTGCCTTGGCAGATAGAAAGGGTACTTGTGTTTTTGCAGGAACACCTAAAGGCCGGAATAATTTATATAACCTTTATCATAACGTGGCCCCTGGCAATCCTGACTGGTCACGGTACATGTGGACGGTTGAAGATACTGGCTTGATTGACGAGAAGGAGTTGAAGTCTATCAAGCTGGAAACACCTGAAGCTGAATATCAGCAGGAGTATATGTGTAGCTTTGACGCAGCTATTCGGGGGGCTTATTATTCTAAGCTGATTAATCGACACTCGCACCAGCAGAAATCATTCGCCTATGATCCATCATTACCGGTTTACTCTGTTTGGGATTTGGGCATGGCAGATGCAACATCTATCATCGTGTTCCAAACCCTCGCCACAGGTTCGAAGCTGCCTGAAATAAGAATACTTGACTATTATGAAAACCAATCTGAACCTTTGCAGCATTATGTCGGGCATATTCACAGTCTTGGTCTGCCTTTCGTGCGCCATTACTTGCCCCACGATATACGTGTCCGTTCGCTATCCACAGGTGTTACTAGACTTCAAACACTTCGCGGGATGGGGTTAAACAATGTTTCGATAGTCCCGAAAGCATCGGTTCAAGATGGAATTAACGCTGTCCGAAACCTTATCCCTGGCACATGGTTTAACACGACGGATGACGACCCATCCCCGGCACAGGAGCGAGTTGGTCAGTTACTTGAGCATTTACGGCAATATCGAGCAAGAACAGACCAGAAGAACCCTGACATCTTACACGCCACCCCAGTTCACGATGAACATTCGCACGGGGCTGATGCCATGAGATACCTGGCCCTGTCCGGCGCATTTAAAAACCGAGACGATGGCCCATCCACGAACCAACGCCATGCCAACGGCACAAACTACGACCCACTAGCCGGACAGTATACCACAGCCAATCCCCGCTCTGACAGACTCAGTAACCCTGACAACTATAATCCCTATGCGTGACGAAACTACAATAGTCCTAATTAATGAGAAGACAGCCAACCTCTGCCCTTACATCTTCGATAGGTTTACTGAGGATGATATAAAGGCATTGTTCTATGACGGTTCAGTTACTTGCTGGCAGGATTTCGAGTCAGCGGCCTTGCTGGATGGGATTTATATGTGGATGATATGGAGTGGGACTGATTGTATTGGTATCTGCTACTCCATGGATCATGGGCCTGCAAGTTGTACCTTCCATTATGGCGTGTTCCCTGAGTACCGAGGCCGCTATGCTTTGCGGGTACTAAAGGAAATGCTAGAATTGCTACCCCTTACCCTTCCTGAGATTTACCTGGATATTACCTTGATAGGAATTACCCCATCTTGCAACCCTCAAGCTATTAGAATGGCGAATCTATGCGGATTTAAAACCGTTGGCAAAATCCCCCACATACTGTACGATGCTTACCAGGATAAGGCTATGGACGGTGTGATTACATATTTTAGAGGAGAATGATATGGGTAGTTTCGTTAGTAACTTAATCAATCCGGCGGGGGCAATAGTTAAAAAAATTTCTGGGTCAAATGATGACCGGCACATATACAACCCTGGGGGAATATTGCTAGATAAACTGGAACTCCCAGATTACGCTGCTGGTCTTGACCCCAAAATGCAATCACCAGAATCTTTAGAGGCGGCGGCGGCAAACGAAGCGGCGGCGGCGGCACCGGCTGTAGACACAGGCCCGGCAGTACCAGGGGCAGTACCATCCCAAACTGTTGCCGCTGTTACTAAGCCCAACCAATCCTTCACTTCAGCAGGCGCGAAGGGTCTTGGCGCTTACAAAGGCAAGGGCCGTAAACGCCTGTTGGGTGATTGATTATGAGTGAGAAAGCGCAGAAGTTAATAAAAAGATACGAAGCCCTGTACGGTGAGCGGCAGAATTGGGAGTGGCAATGGCAGGAGATAGCCGACCGCATTAGCCCGAACAATGCCGATTTCAACGTAACCCATTCGCCCGGCGAGAAGCGGATGCAGAAGATATTTGATTCCACGGGCCTTCATGCGAATAACATGCTTGCTGCCGGGCTTTTCTCCATGCTGACCTCTCCTAGCCAGAAGTGGTTTGAGATGGAGCCGGGTGACGACCGCCTTGCTAGTAATCCGCAAGTAAGGGTGTATCTGAAAGAAGTCACCGATATTATGCTGCATGAACTTCGGAAACCCAAGGCCGGGTTTAACACGGCTATGCACGAGATGTACCTTGAATATTGCGCTTTCGGGACGGCATCTATTTTCGCTACCGAGGGAGAGGATAAGCACCTCCTTTTTAACTGTATCCCTCTCCGTGAGATTTTCATAGCTGAATCAGCAGAGGGCCGTGTTGATACCGTCTTCCGTAAATATACCTACACTGTCCGGCAGATGGCGCAGAAGTTTGGCGTTAAGGCCTTGTCCGAGGACTGCCAAAAGCTGTTTGCTGACGGGAAGTACGACAAGAAGGTTGATGTTCTCCACGTTGTTATGCCAAGGGCAGATGCTAAACGTGACTCTCTCCTTGCTGTTGATAAGCCTATTGCCTCTATTTTCATGGAGGTTAAGCAGAAGCATATCCTGAAGGAAACGGGCTATGATGAAATGCCCATTTTCGTTCCCCGGTTCTACAAGGGGCCGACTGAGAAGTATGGTCGTAGCCCAGGCACAGATGCCCTTCCATGGGTTAAAGAGCTGCAAACTGTCAAGAAGTCAGTCACCAAGATCATCCAGAAGAAAGCCGATCCACCGTTAATGGCTCCTGACGATGGTTTTATCAACCCTGTCAACACTACCCCTGGTGGCCTCAATTTTTACCGTGCTGGGACTGACCCGAAAGATAGGATTCAGCCTTTTGGTAATGACGGTGAAGTTAATTCAGCCGTTGAATATTTGAATGATACACGGCAGCAGATTCGTGAAATGTTCTTCATGGATCAACTGCAACTCCAGCAAGGGCCGCAAATGACCGCCACCGAGGTCTTGCAGCGTGTTGAAGAGAAGTTACGTCTTATGGGGCCGGTGCTTGGCCGTATCCAGACCGAGCTGCTCGACCCTATGATTGACCGGATGTTCGGTGTCCTTATGCGGTCAGGGAAGTTTTCAGAAGCCCCGGAAGAGTTGCGAGGGCAGGAGCTTAAAGTTACCTACACATCTCCTATTGCTAGAGCGCAGGAGCAGTTAGAGGCTAATGGCCTTGTCCGGTCACTTGATATTCTTATGCCCTTGATGGACAGAAAGCCTGAGATGATGGGTAAGTTTGATACTGACTCTATTACCGAGGGTGTTTTTAATATGTTCTCGGTATCCCCTAAGTTCTTGGTTGACCAGGAAACGGTGGAGGCGCAACGAGCGCAAGAGGCAGAAATGGTAGAGGCCGAACGCACTGCCCCTGTTCTTCAGCAGGCGGGACAAGGTGCAGCTTCAATAGCAGGAATCCAACAACAAGGAGAGTAAATATGTCAACTTCAAACGATGATATGACCAGTCCCAATGATACCCGTAGCAAGGAGTTCAGTAACGTGACCACCGATACTCGTACCCGTAGCAATACCTATATCGGTGAGTAATGAAGGCTAAATTGGATTTATACAAGCGGGTCTTTGGTAGTGACGATGGCAAGGCTGTCTTGGCTGACATGGCCGTTGAGTGTGGCTTGCTTTCTACCCATGTTCAGGGCAAGACCATTGACCCTAATTACATCACCTTTAAGGAGGGCGAGCGTAACGCTGTCCTTCGTATCATAACCGCTCTCGAATATGACTTGAACGATTTTAGGGAGCTTGCAAAACCAAATAGGAGCGTAACATGAGTGAAGAAGAATTAGGACTTGGTGAACCAGCAGCGACGGAAACGCCTGCTCCGGCTACCCCCACTGCTGGGGAGCCTTCTGATTGGCGTAGCGGCCTGAGCGTGGAGCAGCAGAACAGTCCGGCCTTAAAGGATTTCTCAAGCGTTGAGGCCTTGGCGGGGAGTTACTTGAACACCAAGTCAATGGTTGGACAGGACAAGGTTGTCAAACCGCAGTCGGACGAGCAATGGAGCGATGTTTATAATATGCTTGGTCGGCCAGAGACTGCCGGTGATTACAAGTACGAGTCCATGCCGGAAGTTGACGGGCCTGTCGCAGAGGCCTTGCAGGAAGACCAGTCATGGTTCAGTGGCGTTGCCCATGAGCTTGGCCTAAGTCAGATGCAGGCTGATAAGTTGTTTTCTGCTTATGCAGGTCGGGCAAACGAAGTGGCACAGACACAAACCGCTGACGCTGAACAGGCCCATGCCAGAGCTGTCGCAGCTATTGAAAAGGAATGGGGCAACGCATACGACACTAACCTTGACGTGGCCGAACGTGCTGTTAAACACCTTGGTGGTCAGGCTTTGATGGATGCCCTTGTCAATACAGGCGCAGGGAATAATGTGCTTATTCTTGATGCCTTCATGAAAGCAGGTAAGATGATGTCAGAGGATATCGGCATTGACAAGGCCGGGAATGAGGCCAACACCCCAGACCAGTTAAGAGACCAGGTATCGAGCTTGCAGCAGAATCCAGCATATCAAGATGGGACGCACCCTGACCATTCTCGTATTGTTGAGAAGATGATGCGCCTGAATGAAAGAATATACGGCACAGGCCTTGCCATGTAGTTTGTTTTATGCTTTAATGTAGGAACTTGGATTACTTTTCCCCTTAGTTGGTTTCTCCCGGAAAGGCCCAGAAGCAGACCTCTCATCTGATTCTGGGGCCTTTCATCTTTTGAAGGACTACCCGCAGAACAGAGAACTTAAAACTTTTCTTTTCAAAAGGAGACTTCAATGTCAACTCAAATCACCACTGCCTTCGTTGAGCAGTATAAAAACAACGTACAACTCCTGTCCCAGCAGAAAGGATCTCGCCTTCGTGATTGTGTCCGTATGGAATACGTAACCGGCACTAACGCTTTCTTCGAGCAGATTGGCGCTGTTACCGCTGTAAAGGGAACCTCTCGCCATGGCGATACCCCCCAAATTGACACCCCCCATGCTCGTCGCCGTGTAACCCTGGCTGATTTTCGCTGGGCTGACCTCATTGACGACGATGATAAGGTCAAGATGCTTATTGATCCTACCAGTTCCTATGCCGCATCTGCTGCCGCAGCTATGGGCCGGGCTATGGATGACGAGATCATTGCCGCTTCTATCGGCTCTGCTGATACTGGCGTGGCTGGTGGCACTGCCGTTGCCCTTCCTGCAAGCCAGCAGATTGCCGTAGGTGCTGTCGGACTTACCATCGAGAAGCTGATTCAGGCCAAGGAAATCCTTTGGGCTGCTGATATTGACGAAGAGTTGCCCCTGTATATTGCCGTAACCGGCCAGCAGCTTGGCGACTTGCTCCGTACCACCGAGGTAACCTCTTCTGATTACAACACCGTTAAGGCACTTGTCCAGGGTTCTATCTCATCCTTCATGGGCTTCAACTTCAAGCGGTCTGAGCGGATTGATAACACCACCACCACACGCCATTGCTTCGCATGGGCGCAGGATGGTATCTGTCTCGGTGTAGGTCGTGATGTTATCGGTCGTATCTCTGAGCGTGACGACAAGAACTATTCCACTCAGGTCTTCTATGCCATGAACATCGGCGCTACCCGGATGGAAGAGGCAAAGGTTGTTCAGATTGATTGTCTTGAATCTTAATCCCCTAACCCGCCTCCCCCTAATAAGGGTGGGCGGGTTTTTATTATGCTTAAAAGTGACCAAATCGTATTAGGTGAATCTATCAAGATGGGCGATGACCTGTACTCTGCCGATTGTGGTGGGGCTGTCCGTAGCTGCTATATCTCGTTCACCACCAAGGAAGAGACTGCCAAGGGTGATGTTGTTCACCTCGCCACCCTTAATCCTGGCGCTATCCGTATCCACGGCCTTCTCAGTTCACTGAAGACCAACGAGAAGTATAGCCTTGGCTTCATGGATTACCAGGACAAGATGGGGCGCAAGGCCGCAGGTGACGATAAAGGTTTTGACAAGAAATTAACAGGAACACCCTTGTCGAACTTTAACGCGAATACCTGTTTTATGCAGACCCAAGATGGTGTGCGCGTTATTGCTACCGCCTTGGTATCATCTAAAAAAGGAACCACTATTGAGGGTGTGATTTACTACACTAACAACTAATGGCCTCACCTACTGATATATGCAATATTGCCTTAGCACATGTGGGCAGCAAGAGCATTATTGACCTTTCAGATGAAAGTAAAAGGGCTAGGCTCTGCAAGCAATTCTATCCTGTCTTCAGGGAGGAGCTGCTTAGGGCGCACCCTTGGAACTTTGCCATAGCGGAGGCGGAGCTTGCCGAAAAGGTGGCTACGCCTCTGTTTGGTTTTGATAAGATATACTCGCTGCCTGCTGACTTTTTACGGCTAGTGCGTCTACAGAATAGGTATATCGACTACCGGTTAGAGGGTGGAAATCTCCATGCGAATGAAAGCCCTATCCAAATAAAGTATGTGCAAATTATCGAGGACTCTGAGCGGTTCGATTCGAGCTTCACACTTGCACTATCCTATCGCCTTGCCTCTGCCCTTGCCCTTCCCCTTGCGGACGACAATAACCTTCACAACATAATGGTTGACCGTTACCGGAAAGAGGTGGCAAATGCCCGGAGCATGGACGCACAGGAAAACCCTGCAACTCAAATTCAGGCCGATGAATGGCTTGACTCTCGGTATTAATGAAAGCGAACGTAACCAAAACTAACTTCACAGCGGGCGAGCTGTCACCACGGCTCCTTGGTTATGTTGACTTTGACAAGTACCAAAACGGGGCCAAGCGTCTCCGTAACATGGTCGTCCACCCCCATGGGGGTGTTACCCGTAGACCGGGAACACAGTTTATTGCAGCGGTTAAGAACGATGCTGCTGCAAACAGTCGTGTTCGGTTAGTTCAATTTTCCTTTTCAGTTACCCAGAATTACATCCTTGAGTTTGGCCATAACTATATCCGCTTCTACAAAGAGCATGAGCAGATTGAAGATGCAGGTTCACCTGTCGAGGTGGCCAGCACCTACACTGAGGCTGAGGTTTTCGAGCTTAAATATGTGCAATCAGCAGACAAACTCTTTATCGTTCACCCTAATCATGCCCCTGCCGAACTTACCAGGACGAGTCATATAGCTTGGACGTTGGCAGATATGTCTTTTATCGCAGCGCCGAGCGAGTGGACCGCAGGTAATTACCCCTCTGTCGTTTCTCTTTACCAGCAACGGTCAGTCTTTGCCGCCACCCCCAACGAGCCGCAGCATGTCTGGGGTAGCGTTGTTGGTGATATTTACGACTTCACCGTTCCTGGCACAGCCACAGACGAAGACCCCTTTACTTACCAGATAGCATCTGACAGCGTTAACGCTATCAACTGGTTATCAACGGGTGAGCGGATTACAGTTGGCACTGTAGGTGCGGAGTTCTCGCTTGGCTCGACCCGTGACGGCGAGGCTTTAACGGCCACCAATGTGAAGGTGGTCAGGGAAACGAACTATGGTTCAGCCCGGCACGTTGATCCTATCAGAATTGACAACTCAGTCCTTTACGTCCAGTTTGGTGAACGCAAGATAAGGGAACATGCCTATGATATTTATTCTAATGGCTCAACTGGTGCGGATGCGACAATCTTCTCGGAACACATAACGCAGACGGGTATCATCGAGACTGCATACCAGAATGAACCAGACTCTATCTTATGGGCCTTGCGGAATGATGGGAAGCTGGCAGGCCTAACTTATGAGAGGCAGCAGAAGATATTAGCATGGCATCAGCATAACCTTGGTGGCACAGATTCGAGCATCATCTCTGTTGCAGCAACGAACAGCACGATTGACCCGACAAGTTCTGATTACGCACCAAACGCAGACGAGGTATGGCTGGCCGTTGAGCGCACGATAGATGGAGCTACCCATACCTATATTGAAACCATGGTAAGCCAAGATGCTACGGAAGTGGTTCAAGCAGAGATGTACCACCTTGATTGTGGGCTTATTGGCAACTTTCCTGCCGGGACAAGCACTGTTTCTGGACTAGCCCACCTTGAAGGGGAGACTGTTCAGGTGGTTGTTGACGGGGCCACACACCCTGACCGTGTTGTCTCTTCCGGTGCTATCTCACTTGATGGAACTTATAACGATGTGCAGGTTGGCTACCAAGAAGACGCTATTATCGAAACCATGCCACTAACCGAAGGCGGCAACCAAGGCGATGCCTTCATGCAAATGAAGCGGATAAGTCGGGTTAGGTTGCTACTGCATGAGACGTTGGGTGTTATGATTGGCCCGAACGATGACGAGCTGGACAGGATACACATGGGGCCAGGCTTAATGAATAATGCACCTGGCCTTGTCACTGGTATCGAGGTTGAAGACTTCCCTGGTGATTTCGAGAGGGAGGGAACTATCGTGATAAAGCAAACCCAACCACTACCCTTAACCGTCTTGGCGTTAGTGGCCGAGTATAGGACACAGTAATGGGCGCAGTAATGGGAATCATAGGTGGCGTTTTAGGCGCTGCCGGGTCTATCCAAGCAGGTCGTGAACAGGCAGCTATAAGCAATGCCCAAGCAACGTGGAAAGACTACGAGGCAGGGGTAGCCGAGCAAAATGCCGAGTATGCCGTCTATATGCACGCCAGAGACACGCAGAAGGTCATGGGTGCACAGAAGGCCGCTTACGCAGCAAGTGGTGTTAAAGTGGACACAGGTAGCCCACTCGACGTTATGGACGAAACAAGCAGAATAGCCGAGGCTGAACAGTATAATATCCGCAGAGAAGGACAACAGAAGTCCGCAGCCCTCAAGGGGGAGGCAGGGCTTTTACGCATGGGCGCACAATCACAGATTACAGGCTCAACCTTATCAGGTGCAAGCCAGGCCTTTTCATCATTTTCTAAAGTTGGCGGTTCTAACTAATGGCACGAATACCAGAATTGGCAACAAGCAAGCGAGTCATGGAAACCCAACTCTCTCCAGGCGGGCAGGGTTGGGGTGCGGCAAGGAGTGGGGCAAATGCCTTGGCTCGTGGCGTGCAGGACATGGCAAGGGCATTAGAGGTAACAGCCGAACAAGCACGGATAGTTGACCGTCAAAAAGCTGAGATGGCATATCAGTCATCAGCACAAGGTATAGTTGATTTAGCGAAGAGGGCAGAAGGAAGTTACGCTACATCTGCCGCAGAGAAAGCAAACGAAGACCTTGATAAGCTGAGGTCAAAGACTCTTGATAACGCTTGGGGTTCGTCTGCTAATGAACTGTCATTGGCAACAGGTAAGATAAACCTACAAAGCCAAGCAATCCTTATGGGTCATGTCCGTGAGCAACAAAAAGTTGCTGACCGTGATGTAGCCGCAGCAGGTGTAGCGCAAAGTAATGTAGTCATGGCAAGGGTAGCTCCTGCTGCAATAGCACCTATAGCTGTTAATCAGGCAGACGAGAACTTAAATAGACGTATTGAGTTATACCGAAGCAGGACAGGGAATGACATGCCTGCTGAGAACAAAGCATTAATCCACAAGGCGCTTGTCGGTGAATTTGCTTTAAATGGTTTTATCCAGGGCTTTTCAGATAATCCAGTTGCAACTATGGATGTGTGGGAAGCTGATAAGGATAAGTTGCGTGGCACAATGGACGTAAAGAACTACGCAGCGTTGCAGAAGAAAGCCGCTAAACACTTGCACCAAGTTGATTTTATAAAACTTGATGCAGAGATGAAGGGTAAATTTACAGACCCCGACACAGGTAAAATTGATAACAGGGCAGCCGCTGATTGGCTCCTTGACCCGCAGAACATCGACAGCGCCGAATACAAACACCTTACCTACTCCGATAGGGTTCAGTTGTCAGGGGCTTACGAGGGTGCGTACAATAGAGAGGTCAGGCAACAGGCAGTCCAGAAGGAAGCTGATAGGCAATCATTGATGATGGCAGCTTGGGAAATGGCACATTCAGAAAGCCCAGAAGATATAACCACGATGATTAATGCCCCTGGGACAAAAGATATATTATCTGCTAGTGACCTATCTATTATCGAGCGTCAGCAAAAAGAAGGGATGTGGACAGAAGACCAAGAGTTCAATGCGCAGTGGTCTATCCTTAACGGTGATTGGAAAGACACGGCATCTATCATGTCGAATACCAACCCTAACTCAAGCAGCCCATCTTTTTACAATAACCTCTTGGTAAGGGCAAGCGGGAAAGAAGACCCTCACAAGGCAGCAGGGAACCCTAACTATTTCGGGCAGGTCAACTCGGTCTTTATGCAAGAGGTTGATTACGCTGCTGGTGGCTCCGCAAGTAAACGAAGAGAGTTAAGGTCAAAGTGGTTTAGGCCTGTCCAGCGTGAGATTTTACGCCGTTATCGTGCTGCTGATATATCACCATATTCGCCAGAGATGCAGGATATTGTCTACGATGTTATTGGTTCATTTGATAAATATATAGAGAAAGACGGTGAATTTGAGAAGGCAGGGGCAATCGCTAATTTCTTCGGTCAAAGTGAGACTATGCCAAGTGGACTTGCCGAAAAAGGTAAGGCACAGCCTCAGCAGCAGGAAGAGTTTTCCGATGAAGATATTTCAGCCACAGCCATGGAAGGTTCAGAGGCCGAGGCTGTTCAGGCAATGGTTGAGAAATATGGGGCTGACCCTGAGATGGCAAAACAGTTAGTGCAAGAACTGAGGGGTGAATAGTGGGAGAGTTACTACAACGCATACAGGATAAAAGTAATCAGTCACTTGCTCAACGCCTCCGAGGTGAAACGCCCATCCTGCCAATGAAAGTAACGCCTGACGCTCAAGCATCTGCCATGGCCTCTATGGAAGATAAGGTTAACGGGATAGTTGACCTAGCTCCTGAGCCAGTACAGGGTTATATAAGAAACAGGCTCGGAAAGACTTTACCCATGAGGGCCATGAGGACAGTCCTAGAAAGTGCCTCTGACTCAGTTGATACTCTCAAGGAAGAGTGGGCCAAAGGTGAAGACCTTGGCGTAAACATCATTGATACAGGGACAAGGGCCGAGCATGAAAATCGTGTCCGTGGTTGGGTAGGCGATGATACCTATGACAACATGCCCGGAGTTGCAAAAGAATTCCTTCACGCTGCGGCTACAGAATCAGTAACAGGCGACTACTGGAAGCGGCGGCTTGTTGACCATACATCTACCATCCAGGAAGACTTAATAGTCGATACAACCTTGGGCGCAATTATCTCCGGCGGCGTTGGTGTTGTTGCTGCCCCCGCAAAGGGCGTGGCCGTTGGTGCAGCAGCCAAGGTTAAATCTGCCATCCATTCAGGATACTTGTTCATGACCCGTGGCGTTGCCGGGGCTACCGTTGACGCACCTGCAAATCTCTATTCAGAGGTGCTGTTTAGAGAAGATAAGCCTATCGCTGCTTTGGTGACAGGTGTTGGTATTAGCGTTGCCGGGGCAATCACAGTTGAACGGGCTATGAGTAAGACGCTTGACGGAACTCTCGCTAGGATTTCTCCAGACTTTTGGCAGCAACAAGCGAAAGCTCCTGATGTTATTTCAATGACAGGCGGCAATAGCAAATTGACAGAATTAGCACGATTAGCAGATGAAGGTGACGAGAGAGCATTAGGCGAGCTTACAGCTATCATAGCGAGGACTCGAAAGCTAAAGGATACTGTGACACCATTTATCCCGGAGCTTGACGCTGCGAGTATCAAGGCCGCAGTAGACGAGTTACCACCACGAGTGGCTGTTCCTACGAACCTGAACAGAACAGCCATGTGGAAGGCAGCGGAAAAGGCTACTGTCGAGCCGGGCGCTGAGTCTATTGCTAAGGTTGATGAAGTAACCACTGCCCTTGCCCATGTTGACGTTGCCAAATCGTTCGACAAGGCGAAGAAGAAGCTGACCAAGGAAATGGTTGAGCTTGACATTAAGAGTCACCCTGCCCATGCAATGGCCTCTTATATCGAGAAGGCTGGCGGAATTAACGCTACAGGGTTAAAAAATGTAGACGTTCCATACGCAGAAACAGCAGAACTCCGCAAGTTGTTCCCTAAGATGTTTAGCAAGGGAGTTGACATTAACTATTCAGCCTTGATTAACACGAGCAAGGAGTTTGGTTACGGGACTGATATGCGTAAGATGTTCGATTATATGCGTATGACTCCGAATAAAAAACAGTTCACCGAATACACCGAGGCCATGCTGTCAAAGGAATTTGACGAGATGTACCAGGGCATGTTCGATGTTCGTAAATTTGAGCTTGAGCAGAAGTTGATGGGCGCACAGGTTGACCTTGCTGATTTAACCAAGAGCAGCAAATACAAACGCATACCCACCAAGGACGAGATTGTAGCCCTCCGTGGCGCTGTCAAAGTGGCCAAATCAGTTCGCAGCATCTCAAAGAAACAAGCCTTTGATTCTATGACAATGGCCGAGAAGCAGGCAAGTAATAACGCTGCTGCTAAAATGGCAGAGTATAAAGCTGCAATCAAGGCGAGGCGTGAGCAGGCCAAGATAGAGATAAGGTTAAACAAGGCTATCCTATCACCGTCTGTTGACCCCGCATGGCAAGAGCAGCTTGCAGTCGCTATGCAGACATGGGCAGGCAAGTCGGCCAAGCAGGTGATTGAGGGTATCCCTGATAAGAACATGGGACAATTCCTCGCTACCCAGGTGAAGGACTCACCCCTTGGCGATGCGGTCAGCACCTTTATGAACAGCGATGAGTATATCAAGTTCTTATCTTTGCCAAAGAGAAAAAGTGTCGACCAGTTAACCCTAGATGATTGGGGTGTTATCGACAGGTTCCAGAAGTCATTCAACATGCTTGGCCGCAACGAGAAACAGCTTTCGTCTGCTCTTGAAAAGGCCAATCTTTCACAGGTAGTGGCCGAGATTAACCATAACCTGGCAGTTAACCCTAACATCCTTAGCGAGGTTGGCAGCAAGGCTGCTGAGGATAGGAACATATTGGAACGGCTATCCTACCCTTTGCTGAAGGTCATGCCTTCGCTGAAACGTATGCGGTTCATTGCCCGTGATTTTGATAACTTTGCTGATAATGGCATCTTCAAGCGTATAGTCGTTGACCGGGCGACCGAGGCCGAACGCCATTGGCTTGAGCTTGGTAACAAGTATATGCCACGAGTTCAGAAGGTGTTTGATTCTATCGGAGCTGAGGATCTCCAAAAACACTTTGCTTCCAAGGTAACATTTAAGGCTGGTGGCCATACCCTGGATTGGACAAGAGAGCGGTTGTTTATGGCAGGGTTAAACTCTGGCAATAGTTGGAACAAGGCAGCGCTGCTGAATACCATCGAGAATGAGTTGAAAGATTCAGGGATTGTTGCGGAAGTCTCGGAGAATGTGATTGGTGATATAACCTCTTTACTCACTAAGGGTGAGCAGAAGGCCATTAAGGAATTTTGGAGTATAACCAAAGAGCTTGGGCCACAACTCTCTGATGTTCACAAGACACTTACCGGCAAGACCATGAAGATAGAGGGCAATATGTTCCCTATCGCAGCAGAGGCAGACAGGCTTGCTGTAGGATCAGAGAAGACAGCGGAGAACATTCTCGAAAAGAATAATTATAGTAGTGCTTGGAAATCCCCCCAAGGCCGGAATATGCGAACCATGCGTAAGGGTGGGACAAAGAGGTTGCGCCTTGACGTTGATGTTATAGGCCGTCATATCCAAGACAGTATTTTGCAAGTCTCACATGCCGTTCACCTTAGTGACTTTAATAAGTTAATCAATGACAGGTCATTTAAGGCTGCGGTCGTTGACACTCGTGGCAAGGCATGGCTCGAGCAGCTTTACCATTGGCGTGACGCTGTTGGCCGGACGGCAGAAGGGCAGTCCAACGGAATACTTAGAGTTGCCCGTCACAACGTCACAGTGGCCATGCTTGGCATTACCAATATAGGAGTAATAACAAAACAGCCATTATCAGCCATTGCAGCGGTTAGGGAAATAGGCGGAGGTAGCGCAGTGAAAGGGCAGCTACATCTGGCCAAAGCTGCAAGGGATTTCCTTATTGACCCGTCTGCCATAGTGAAGTCCATTAACGATGTTGAGCCGTTAATGGCAGCTCGTGGCGGCACGATGAACCGGGAGATGTTGGAGATGATAGGCAGGTTCTCTCCCAAGGATAGCAAGTTCATAAGGAAATATCACAACCTGCAAAACTTGGCCATGAGCGGTATCCAGATGGGCGATAAGGTTGGCGCTCACAACACATGGCTTGCCACTTTTAACCGAGTGATGGAAGAGACTGGGGATTATACCAAGGCAAAGGAGATGGCTATTGACGTTGTAAATAGAACTCAGCCCGTATCGACAGCAACAGAGATGCCGCATGTCATGGCTGGCCTGAACGAGTGGAACAAGGCCTTTACCATGTTCATGGGGTACTTCAATATCCTTCATGGCATGACCTCAGAGATAACACGCCGCCTACCTTCTGCAATCCATGGGGCCACGGAATCGTATCAATTATCGAGAAGTGATGTTATGTCGTCACTATTCTTCATGTTCTTCGCCCCGGCAGTAACAGGTTATGCCGTAACGAAAGGGAAGTTGCCGGATAAAGAAGAATGGTTTGGTGTTAAGCCTGCTGCTTCATTGGCCACGGCAACCGTCCCTTATTTTCGTGATGTAAGCTCCTCCTTGTTTAGTGGATATGATTACAGCCCAACACCTTTAAGTAATATTGGCAAGGAACTGGTTAGCTCGATGAAGGAAGCTGGGAAAGGTGATGACCTCGACCCTAAGAGGCTAGGGAAGATTAATGCTAAATTAAGTGGATATGTTTTAGGATTACCTGTAAAGTCAACCATGGACAGGACGGCAGGCTTTTTAGAAATGCTTGAAGGTGATGCCTCTTTTCACGATGCGGTATTTGGCAAAGCAAAGGAAGATAGATAATGACAATAACAAGCGAAGTATTAAGAGCCGATCATGTCCCTAACGGGAGTACCACCAACTTCCCTACAGGTTTTTATTTCCTAGAGGACGAGCATCTGGCCGTTTACCTTTTGGTTGCAGGGGTTGAGTCATTACTTGTCTTGAATACCGACTACACGGTAACAGGCGCAGGGAGCCAATCAGGTGGCGAGGTTGTTATCAGTCCTGCTCCCACAGGAGATAAGCTGTCAATTCTCCGTGATGTGCCATTCACTCAGCTTACCGATTATGTGGAAGACGATTCCTTCCCTGCTGACAGCCATGAACGTGCGCTGGATAAGCTGACCATGGCTGTGCAGGAGTTGAAAGAGAACGGGGAGCGGTCACTTCAGGCGCCTGTAACAGATACCTCCGGTTTCGACTGGACGCTTCCAGTTCCCGCCCCCGGTTTTGGCTGGCAGGTTAACGCAGCAGGTACAGGTGTTGAGGAGACTGACGAGGCCTTTGCTGACTTCGTGCCATTGGCACAGGCGGCAAGCGTGTCGGCACAGAACAGCGCATCAGCAGCAGCGATTTCAGAAACCCTTGCTAACGAATGGGCAGAGAACCCAGAAGATAGCCCTGTCGAGCCGGGCGAATATTCGGCCTTTCATTGGGCCAAGAAAGCCGAGGCTGAGGTTTCCTTCCCTGCCGGGACAAGATTACTCCTAGCACAAGCGTCAGCCCCTCTAGGCTGGACACAAGATACAGACTCTGCTCTTGACAACCGTATGCTTAGGGTAGTTAACAGTGCAGGTGGTGGGACGGGTGGCTCACATTCCCCCATCTTGAACGATGTTGTACCTACTCATGGCCATACTGCCAGTAGTAATACTACAGGGAATCACACCCATTCTATAACCCTAGGTAATGGGCAGGGGACACCATCAAGTCGGCCTGTATACTCATACCCTAATGCCTATGGGACAGCATACACTAATACCGCAGGCAATCATGCCCATACAATCACTGTTGTAGATAATAGTGGTACAGACTGGACACCACGCTACATTGATATGATTATTGCTGTGAAAGACGCATGAAGGTAATAATTACATGCCCCTTAGGTAGCGAATGTGAGGAGGCCAAAGATGGTGCTATCCATCGTTGCGCTTGGTACTGTAAACTTGCAGGCCAAACCCCTGACGGCGAGATGGTTGACGAATGGCGTTGCGCTATGGCATGGCTACCAACCACGACACTGGAGACGGCAAGGACGAATAGGGGCCAAACCCAAGCCATGGAAACATTCAACGGCTTAATATCAAAAAAAGTAAAGGAGTTAACATGAGCTGGATAACTCTACAAAACGGCTCTCCAATCTATGGGCCGACTGACCATCCGGGGACGGTGCAAGGACTGTCGGGGAAAATCTACCAAGACATAGAGGCCTTGACTAAAGAGGAGCAGTTGGCCGATGGTGTCCATGAGTTTGTTGCAGCCACAGGCCCGGACTCTTATCACGAGGTTTTAGTGCGGTCTTATGAGGTGACTGACGGCATGTGTACTGAAGTCGTCACTTTTGCCGAAATTGGATTAACTGAAGCTGTAGCAATTAAAGTCGGGCGCATTAACATTGCAAGAGACAAGGCAGTTGCTGTAGGTAGGCAGGTCGTCCATGACGGCCACATCTATGACGGTGACGAGGCGGCGCAGGGGCGTATCAACAAGGCCCTAACAGTGTTCGGCTCCGGTGTCCCAATGCCTGTAGACTTTGCTTGGACTGATGCAGATAATACACCCCATGCCTTTACACTAACTGACCTTCAAGCCCTAGCTGGTGGCGTGGCAATGACAGAATGGGACATATTCAAGCAGGCCACTATCGCCAAGATGACAGCTAGGGCAGCAAGCACAGTGGCAGAAGTTCAAGCAGTGGAGTATACCCCATGAGCCAGAGGTCTGATTGTCGATACCAAGCCCTTCTCTCGCTAACAGGAGAGACAACTGGCAATGTTAATGAGCTGATGTTGCAGTGGCTTCAAGGCGAGGGCGCAACGTCAAATACACTTGCTGATGCTTGGCTTGAATACCTTGCCTCAGAAGGATTCACAGGCGACAGGAACACGGCTACATTCAACTGGTTACGAGATAAGGGGTACACAGGCGCATTACCTGATATGCTCTATAAAATGTGGTGCGTTGACGGTGGCCCCGCCACAGTCTGGTACGTAGCAGCCACTGGCACAAACGGTGACGGCCTAACGGGGGAGACTCCGTGGGTGGGGTTTAGTAATATTGATTGGGCAAGCATTGAGCCGGGGCATATCCTTGATGGTATGGGTGATACTTACGCTGATGCCTTTGAGGTTGCTGTTTCAGGCGATGCAACAGGGAATGTAACCATTCGTAATTTTAATATGGTCACAGCGGCTGATGATGCAGTCTTAACTCGTTCCCTTGGTGTCCACTATGATTACCTTACCTTCAAGGATGTTAATGTAGTAGCAGCAGTCAGGACAGGTATATATATTACAGCAGCTAATGTAACAGATGAAAAGCATGTGCTTGTCCATGATTGTGAAATATCAGGTATTTCCGGACACGCGCACTCTTATGGTATGCGTATTGTTGGCCGGAATGTAGTCGTTAATCGCACCGCAATCCACGATGTGGGTGAGGACGGTATCTATGCTACCGGCAACGGCCTATCTGTTCTAGACTCTCATATTTATAATGTATCGCAGGCGGCAGCAGGGCGTGGTGATTGTATCCAGATTGCTACCGAGTCAGAAGGCTACACCATTACAGGTAATACCCTCGACTTACGGGGCGGCACTAACCCCAAGCAATGTGTTGTGGCTCGTGTTTCGCAGACGGGAGCAAGGGGGCTTGTCGCTCGGAACAGGTGCTACGCTCAGAACAATGCGGACACAGTAAACACTAAATCCCAATGCTTATATCTTGCCAATGCAGATGTTTATGATAACGAATGTAGTGGTGGTACTTTCAGTAATTGGTATGAAGAC